CTGGCCAGGCCCATTTATGGAGAGAGGTCAAAATATAGGAAGGGAACCTACAAAGCTTCCATCTTTCTCTATTTTCTCTCAACAGACATTCTGTTCACACACTAATGAAGAACACCGTCGTTCTCGAACCACTGCCATCGCTGGCCAGGCCCATTTATGGAGATACCGACCCAGGTCGAAATCCAGCCTACCAGAGTACAGTAGACCACGCACTCAGGCGACTCCTCACAGCTGAAGAGTTCAACATTGTCGTCAATGGCTACCGACGTTCCCCTTGGAATGAAGACGCCCTAACCGCCGATATTGAAAAGCTCAACTCTGACTATCACCACGTCAATAAAGATGAGCATTACTACAAAGCTATTGAACATACAAAGAAATTGTTCACACCAAAGGAGAAATTAAGACCCGTGCATTTTAATGATCTACGTCACTACCCATGGCAATTGTCAACGAGTATTGGCGCTCCATTCGCGACAAGCGAAAAGTGGAAGGATTATATTAATCAGAAGTATGACGGGAAACTGAAGTCTAGAGACTTTAAAGACCTATTCAAAGAAACTCATGGAGTTTCGCTTGAACCATACATGATCGATAGACGCTTATCAAAGCGTAACTTCTACAATGAAATGTTCTACATTAATCGAATTAATATTCATCACATTAAAGATGGATGGACAACGAATCCAGCAGGACACGATTTACGTTACTGGCATACTGCACACGCAAGACAACACTTAGTTGAAGCCGGAGACGAAGACAAAGTCCGACTAGTATTCGGTGCACCTTCTACCTTACTAATGGCCGAGCTCATGTTCATTTGGCCGATCCAGACTAGTTTACTAGCACGTGGATCTTCTTCGCCAATGTTATGGGGCTACGAAACCACTACAGGGGGATGGTCCCGGTTATACAACTGGGCATATTCTGCCCTTCCCAGATTCGGAGCCGTCGCTACCCTTGATTGGAGTAGATTCGACAAAGACGCTCGACATACTGTAATCACAGACATACATGATTTAATCATGCGCCCAATGTTCGACTTCAATTCAGGCTACCACCCAACTATAATCAACCCAAGATCTAATCCAGACCCGCAAAGGCTGGAGAATCTATGGAATTGGATGAAGAATGCAATCCTAACGACCCCTCTGCTGCTGCCAGATGGGACGAGACTACAATTCCAACATTCTGGAATTTATTCAGGATACTTTCAAACACAGATATTAGACTCAATGTATAATTGCGTCATGATATTTACCGTTCTTTCAAGAATGGGATTCGATTTAAACTCAGTTGCTATTAAAGTACAAGGAGATGACTCACTCATCTTACTCAGCCACAGCTACACTTTCTTGCAACATTCGTTTCTGACTACGTTTGCACACCACGCTGCCGTATATTTCGGCTCGACGCTGAACGTAAAGAAAAGCGAGCTTTTACCATCACTAGAAGACGCTGAAGTTTTGAGATACAGAAATCATGGTATGATGCCATATCGTGAAGAACTTCAACTACTAGCAATGCTACGACACCCAGAAAGGACTGCCTCACTCTCAGCCCTCATGGCACGAAGCATCGGAATAGCATACGCTAACTGCGGAAACTACACCCGTGTACACCACATCTGCGAGGATATCCACAATTACCTAAAAGGGATTGGGGTTAAGCCAGACGCATTTGGATTACCAGGTGGATTAAGGTTTCGAAAGAACTACCTCCCCTCTTATGAAGAAATCGACATCAGCCACTTCCCAACATGGCTAGAGACCGTCGAACGCTTACTAGACCCCTCAAGACCTCTGCTTACCAACAAGCACTGGCCTACCACTCACTTTTTCGGTATCCCCGGAGAGTCCTAGGATAGGACGTTATTAATATTTATTTTTACGTTTCTGCCCTTTGTAACTAAAAATTTAAAATAATAATAATAATATATAGATAAATAAAAGAATAAAT